AAAAAACCTGAAAGCGTCAAATAAACTATTTGCTGAAATGAATCTATTCACTATTTTTGTCAGGCTTTAAAAATTGCGGGAGTAGCTCAGGGGTAGAGCATCAGCTTCCCAAGCTGAGGGTCGAGGGTTCGAATCCCTTTTCCCGCTCGCTGAATATCAAGGAGTTAAAACAGTTTAGCTCCTTTTTTATTTTCATATTTGCACGTTATTTGCATACGAGTCTATTTGATACAATACCCTGAAATATTATTGTTAATAACCTTCATTATTAATATTTGTTTATATTTGTATTACAACAGCGACGCACAAATGAAAACTTATCGTATTAATAATTCTGGCCCCTTGGTCAACTCTCGGTTATCCTTCGTCGCTGTTGGTTCCGGGTTTCTGATTTTAAGGGGCCTCTTACTTACTAAAAACGAACAGCGACATGAAAAAAGAAATTTTCTATTTACGGACGGCTGATCCGTACATCATTGAACCTTGCGAGCCTTTAATAATCTGGATTCTCAGATTGAACGGCAATTTTCTATTTATGCCGGAACTTCATTTTTTAGTGAATAGTTTTTATTTCCCTAACTAATGAGCTGGCTTAATAGGTTGCGTTATCCCAGGACACCTGAGGGACGCAAAAGATATATTAAGGATTCATTGAATTCCTATCAATGTAAATTTCCTTTTATACTGCTTATTGTGATAGGCATTGCCGGGATGATCCTTAGTCTTGTTTGGTGCTTTAAAGGAACTGATTTTAAAGGTTCCTGGTTTATTGCATTATTGAGCCTGTTAATTTTTGCCCTTGGTATTCAGGGAATTAAAAATAGGGAATCATGATACAAAAGTATGGTTTCTGGTTCCCATTGAAAAGAATTTATCAGAGTGAAAAATGGATTGTTACAATTCTGATAATTATATTCTTAACATTAATTTATTTGTTTTTGGCCTTCAGCTAGTTTATATTAGCCCTACCAATTAGCATGAACTTAGTTAAAGCCCTTTCAGTAGCAATATTGAGGGGCTTTTTATTAAAAAAATGCCAGCTGGTGATCTGATTACTCACTACAGCTGGCTCTACGATCCAACTTGTCAAAGGTTGGATATTAAAGTTTGGCTTTTTTCGCTTTCTTTTTTAATCGCTGTTTGTGACCACAACCCCACTTTACGGGCTCATCATCACCTCTTTTGTAACGGAGTTTCGTTTCTTTTAATCTTAGTTTCTCCAAAAGCGTTTTTTGTATCATAATAATCTATTTTAAAAAATGGAAGGGGCGTCTTTGACGTTGCCCTTCCCGGCACCAAGAGAACAATTTACAAACCCATTTATAAACAGACATGGGGCCGTTTATCTTCTGCGGAACGCACCCATTTTATATCTATCAAATGACTCATTTTTTACCGTGTGTGCCTCAATATTCCATACCTGATGACTCTCACGTGTGGCATGTATGTTTTGAATGAAATAATATCTTAATCCGTCAATAAGATGGTTAAAACTTCCTATCGGCACGCCGGATTTCTTATCATGCCAGATATAGTTATTCAATTCCTTTGCCAGATTAGAACTACCCTCTGTTATAATAATCTCATAATCAGACATCATCTTCAGAGCTTCAGCAACCGGATATTTGGCTTTATTAGTCGGCCTGACATTAAAATATTTTTGTAACATATTAATGCTCCTGGCATCAGCACAATCGGCAATAATCAGATCGTTTCTTGTGGCATGAAACCCGATCATCTGACGCAACTGGTCAAGTGAATTCCCGCTTTTATAAATTTTCTCATCAGCATAGATGATCTTATTCTTCTGATCAATGGCTACCTTGACAAGCGTATCAGGATCGTTGTACCCAAAATCCATACCAAACCCAAATGGTAAACTGTTATTAAACTCGCCATATTTCCAGTTCGTAAGTATAGCACCGGCCAGACTACCAAGTTCACCCATCCCATAGACTCGCCACCACATCTCGAAACCTGGCTTATCTTTCTTCATTAATATGTTTTGAAGTTCAGCTGCAGGCAGGTAAGGATTGTCACGAAATGTTGAATGTATCAACTCATGATCGAAGTTAGGCATGACAATCTCCTGTAACCATCCTGCTATGTATGGATTGAAGTCCAGGAAGACACACTCTTGTGTCCTGCTGGAGAGATGATCATAGACCTCATAACTAACGCGCCTATTAACCTCATTGATAAATAATATGTCCCTCCGCGGTCCGTGCGCCTTAGCCTCATTCGACTCGATACCAAAGAAATCTACCGTACTATTACCAATCTGATAGGTGTTCTCTGTCTTATTCTTCACTGCACCCACATCTACCCCAAACGATTCAAGTACCCGCTCCCAATCAGCCATGGCACCCTGTTTAAGATGCGGAAGGGCATACGAGCAAATAGTGATCCTTCGGGCTTTCTTCTCCAGGCAAATACCATAAATCACCTGCAATATGGCATAAGTCTTACCAGATCCCTGACCACCCTGGTCAATTATCAACCTTTTCCCGCTCTTGTAAGCTTTCATTTTCCGTAGAAATACGTTCGTTATCATCTTTTACACTATTAATAAACGCTTCAATCATCTTTGCATCTTCATCATTCGCCTCCGGTGGGAGACTTAGTAGTACAGGCGGAAGGACTTCATGCTGAACTAGTGCCTTATCAGTCCAACCATCTCTATTCTTTAGCCAAAAAATCTGCGCAATGATATTTCCCTGAATACCAGCCTTATAGATCGCCTCACGCATCAATCCCGTTCCCTCAACATGTCGCTCATGTAGATAGTCTGTAGCTTTCACCTTATACTTATACTCGATATTCCGGTATAGAGTCACCTTATCATAACCCAGGATCCTGCTGATAGCTGAGGCGTTAACATGAGCCCTGGCCAGTTCATCAACACGCTTCCAATCTATTTGAGATTTTGGTCTGCCTGCCATAATAAAATCTTTTTTAATCCATCCAAATCAAAACCCTCTGGCAGAAAACTTACTATCTCAGCCGGAACATCACCCTCTAAATTTGACATTATTACCCGTAACTGCTCAACCTCCAAAACCAAATCTGAGATATTAGGGTAGGCCTTCCCGGTCAAAGTCCAGGGCATACCAGGAACATGCTGCCAGGGAATAACTTTAAAATAACTGTTAATGAAACAACTAAGTTTAACATACATAGGAACAGCAAGACCCAGAGCCAACTGAGCCTCATTCGTTGCGACAATATTATGTGAATTGATAACGCTTTCGGCTATCTCCTCATTCATAATAACAGCACCGTCCTGAAGGCTCCAAACATCGACATAACCAAAACAGGGACTCTTGGTAACCTTCTTGGCTGCCAGATATAAACTGTTTGGAATCGGGATCTCAATGAGATTAATATAGGCCGTTTTGTTTACCATAAGATTACCAACTTTCTCAGGTACCTCTAAAGAAGCCTCAAAATGCTGCTTATAAACGCTTGCGGGCTCAGTAGCCAACCTGTGGAGACTATCACAAGGGCCAATATTAAGCTTGTCCCAGGTGCTTAATAACTCTTTGAAGGCATCGTAGGTGATCTTCATTCCCTTCCGGGTTTCAGATTCAAAGTTTTCGTCTCTGTATATAATTACTTTTTTCATGTTTCGTCTGTTATTTGGTTAATAAAATCGGTTACTTCAGCTGGTAACAGTCCGGTAAGTTTCGGGTCAACAGCAATAATCTCCTCAAGAGGAGTTTCGTCTGGATCATTGTAAAAAATCTTCTTCACGTCATTTAATTTTAGTATTGTATAAAAATTCTTTTAATTCTTCAACACCTTGCTTTAGTTCATCTAACTCAAGGCCTCTGATAGCTTCTTTTAGCTTCTTTTCATACGTGAGCGGTGCAGGTACTTTGCCCGTCCTGATTAATCGCTTTGCCTCATCCAAATTAAAATTTTCCATGTTTCAGTTATTAATTAATATTTCAAGTAATTGCTTTCGGTATTCTGCATTATAGTATAGATACGTACTAACGGAAATAATCCCGTCTATCAATGCCTCGATTAATAATTCATGCTCAGTCATCATTGGTAATTCCGTATAATCAATGTTTTTTCCGGTGTCAATGATTTGACCAAATCAAAAAGAGCGTTTAGTTGCTTTTCAGTAAGATCGCCTCTTCGAACAAAATCACTTTTCAAACCTTTAACAAAAGATCCTTGCCAGGGAGTCAGGTCATCTTCATGTACCTTGCAAAAATCAAATGCATCTCTGATTTGCAAATGAACTGCAGAACCGGTTGTAAGTTTTGATAGTTTTTTCATCTTCTTATAGTGTTAGTATGTAATTTGTATGTACATGCCCGTTTATAATGTTGTTTATGTTATTCATTATCTGTTACTTATATAACTATTGAACTATGCTTCTAAAGCATAAATTACCCTTTTTTCGAATATTTTTCCTTTTTATTCTAAAAACTGTGACTTTTTTCATATTATTCATAGTTTCGTTTAATTTTTGACATGTTTTTGACATGTTTTTGACATAGTTTTGACACGATAAGTAATTGATATTTAATATATTATTATATATTGTCAAAATGTTAATAATATTATATACATATTGTGTACACGCTTTTACATATCCATATAGGAGTACTCCATATAGGAGACATGGATATAAAAAAGCGTGTGCTGGGAAATAGTGTTTTTTCTTTGACATTTTTGACAAAAGTATATATCATTCATAATCTGTATATTATATCGTTAAAAAGGTGTCAATTCCTCATTTAAGTTTTTGACATTTTTAACAAAATCTTCTTTTTTGAATTCAAAAGGTGTTCCTGTTTTAGTCATTCCGGTATCTTCTTCAAAAGGAGTATATCTTTGATTTTCCAGTATCTCCATTTCAAATTCTTTGTCCAATATTCGTCTTATATAATTTACTGGTATGCTATTGTCATAACTAAAGAATTGCTTTTTTACGTCAACAGCTGCGGCTTTAAATGAATCTATATTATGAGTATTGAAATATTCCGCTACAAGTATTTCAATATCCTTATATAGTCCTGAATGACTTTCATCCATTACATTTTTCAGGTTTTCATTTATCAATTCAGCGCTTGTGAATCCACTTCTATCTATATCATCAGATAGGGGTGGTAATCCTTTCAGGTAGTAAAGGAAAGCTGGTATTTCCTCTAGTAAGTTTTTTTCAATAGTAAGATTAGTAAATTCAGGTATTCCAACTTTCCTGACAAAGAATCTTGTTTCTTCCGGGTTCACCTGGGCAAATTTGTCTTCAAAATTGCTGGTAAGGATGATTTTACCAAAGAATTCCAGGTTAAACTGGTCAATGTTTTTTCTGTTTACAGATAGTTGTTTTTGTGTGGCAAGTGCTTTTAGTTTTTCGATAGTCAATTTTTTGTCGAATAGTGTTTCTTCAATTACCACTAAATTTTTTGTAGCATAATGTCCGTTGAATATACTGCCGAAGTCAGAAGAGGATATAACTGCAGCATTGCTGCCAAAGAGCATACAAATCCAGTTTATAAATGTTGTTTTGCCTGTTTTCTGAATTTTTGAAACAATGGCGAGTATAACGGTAGCCCATCGCGGATAACAATAAAGTATCTGCATGTATCGAATTCCTAACAGGTATTGTTCTCCAAAAATATGATGCAGTAGCCTGTCGGTCCAGATCCATGGACCTGGTGCCGGTGTATGGCAAAAAGGTGCAAAATGATTGTAGCAGTTATTTATTACCGGCTGATAATTTATATTATCAGGTGCCATAATAAAGTCATCATACTTGGGTATGTGCTGCAAGTATTTCCGTTTATGGTCAATTACTATGGTATCTTTCGTCCAGCGTTTCAAATCTCGCCTGACAATGCCATACCTGTCTTTCTTATGGATTACTTTGAAATAATCACATCCTACTCTTATATAAGGTATATCTTTTACATCGGTGGATGTGCTGGCAATACCAAATCTTTCTTTATATGAATATCTGCTTTTAACAGTAGTTTCAATTTCTTTTATTGTGAAGTCACTTGCTGCAAATTCCTGCATATTATTTAAAGCAACTTGTTCAGGTATTCCAAAACGGATGCAGGTGTCTGCAAGTGTATAGATATATTTATTCCGGTTTCCTTCAATGAAAGTTATTTTTGTATCAGTCCATTTCTTTGCAGCCTCATAGCTATTTGTCTCATCTATTTGGAATTTAGGAATTCCTTTAGAAATAAAGTCCTGGTCAAGGGTATCAGGTGAATCAGAAACAAATGCATCGGGATCGTGGCATAAAAAACAAGCTCTTGAGACGTCTTTGCATTGTGCATCAACAGGTAAAGAGAATTGCATCTTAAAGAAAGTTTCAAGAGCAATGAAATACTGCAGATGTGTACCTTTATTTATATCTATTGAAAAAACAACTTTTAATCCATCTCCTGAAGGACTAACAAACATTAATGCTGGTGTGTAATATTGGAGTATTTCTTTCTCAGTTTTTTTTATTTCTCCATTAGTTCCAATATGATCCAGGTCGCAACAGATGTATCCTGAATGCTCAATAAGTTTATCATTTGATCTTGTGCTGAATATACCTGAGAATGTGCAGTAGGGAAGGGATGCTTTAAATTTAATTCTAGCTTCTTTATCATCAATACTTCGTAGCTTAAAAGTTTTACTCAATAGCATTTCATCAATGCGTATGTATTCCGAAATTTCTTTAATATCAGCCTTCTTGGTAGGAATAATTTGTTTTATTCCGGATTTGTAATATGAAAACTTCATATATTTGTAAAAAGTAGGATGCCAACCTGACTTTCTGGTATCTTTCGTACCGCATCAGTTATGGTCAGCATCCCGGTAAATACTAAAAAGGTAATCCGTCACTATTAAGTCCCTCTATTACTGGAGGGATTTTCTTTTGAAATACTCCCTGTTTATCACCAGGAGTTCCCAAGGCTTTATATTCTGGTGAAGCCTCAATAGCTTTCCTGATCCAGTCCGGTTGTTTATCAAAAAGTTCCTGGTTCCATCGGGCAAACAACAAAACTTTCTTAGGATTAACTTGCTCAGGGCAAATTTGATTTTTCGTCATTGCTGCAACACCTGTGACCTTTGCAGTAATTTTAGTTACATCGGTGCTTTTAGGTTTATGTTCAATGACCAACTGACATGGTTCTCCTAACATGGTCAAAGGATTAAATTCCCTGTTAATCTTCCCTTTTGTCCAGCTTTCCATGTGCAATTTAAAGGTGCTTTTTTCACCGAGTACCAAAGAATAGGTATTCGTAATATAAAAAGGTTGTTCGCCTTTTGCCTCATCAAAGACTTGTAATTCTTCTGGCAATTCCCAACCCAAAACAATTTTCATCCTGTCTTTGCCTGGGATACCATTAAATTCTTGTTTTTGCGTGCCCAACTGAATAAAAGTTACGCACCTGGCTACATGTGTTCCGGCTGGTGCCGGTACATAGCTACTCGATTCTTCTGCGTGAATTTCGATTCCTGAATAGTCATCATTTAAATTTGTCATTTGTTTGATTGTTAAATTGTTTATAATAAAAATTAAGAAATTCAGAGAATGATCTGATAATCACATAGATACCTCCTGCCTGTTCTATCTGCTCTTGGTATTTCTTTTGAAATTCTGACTGTTTGTCCCGGCCAATTTTCACTTCGATTTTAACAGACCTGCCGTTTATTGTTGCACTTAGATCAGCTGATCCTTTTTGCATTGAGGAGGAGATCCACTTGCCGGAACCAATAACTCTTGTAAATCCTAGTGTGTCTTTTACAGTCTTTCTATTATCAATAAATCTCCCGCTAATAGATACCCTTTCACATTGAAAACCAGAAAACACAAGAAAGTCAGTAATTGCCCGCTGTAGTTCATTCGCAGTCCGATCTGAATATGTTTTGACATAACGTGCAGACATGGGTAAGTCGGGGTGCCGTTTCTGGCTTTCAACCAAGGCAAGTTGTTTTAATTGCGCAAGAGCTTCATTCTTCATCGTAGTTTCTTTTTTGCAGATTTTTGAAGTTGCTTGTTTACAATTTCACCAGGGGAAGTCTTGGAAATTGTTTGTTCCGCCATCCATTGTAAAATTTCTTTTCTGGAGAAAACTAGCCGGGAACCAAATCTCTTGCATGGCATACCTTTTGTCCCGTGGACGCTGGTCTCTTTATAAACGAAAGGTTTAGTTAAATTAAAATCAACGCAGACTTCATCAAGGGTCATGCGGTCGGGAAGTTCGGGAGGTTTTGGGTGATGCTTAATGTCAAGAAGTAAACTTTCGATGTTTGAAAGTCTTGCATCAATTGTTTCGAACGGGTTATTCATAATTGCGACATTTTGATTAATGTCGCTAAGGTACTATGGGGGTGTGTGGTGCAACCGGTTGCACCCGGGTACAATCTATTGACTATTTTTGTTTAAAATGGTAAGTTCGTCATTAGCAGCCTTTTGCGCTGCTTCAGAAAGGTACGGTATTATTTTTTCAATTCTTTCAATTAGTCTTTTAGTTTTTTCTAGGGAAATAAAAGCAGTTCTGCGTGCTGGTATTCTATAACTTAACCAGTCTTGATAGATTGGATTATCCCTACTAATTAACTCTCCTTCATAAGCTGCAATCAGTCCCATCTCATTAAGACTTAACTCTTGTGAAGATTTAACTTCTTTCTCGGTTAACAGGTTTAACCAGCGTGTTATTAATATCTGAATTGAGGGTCTATGAGCATGTAAAGGACATCTCATTAAAGTACCTCTTATATCGTCAATATAAAGCTCCTCAGTATATTCAGGATATTGTTTTTTCAGTTCATTAAATTTATTGTCATAAAGTTCCTGAAGTTTTGACTCTTCACAGTCATAATTGATATTTAAAAGTCCTAGTATCATTTTATTTCCTCCTCGGTAGTTTTGCAGCGTTCACACTTAATTCATCATTATCAAGGCTATCTAGATAAATTTCTGTAGTTTTCAATGTAGCATGACCCATGCTCTTGCTTATATCAAAAAGATCAACCTTTAATCTTCTGGAAATACTTGCAAATGAGTGCCTTGCAGCGTAACTTGTCAATTTTTCAATTCCTAAAGCGTCACCTATTTTCTTCATTTTGTTATTAACATTATGCGTCACCTGTTGAATTACCTGTCGTTCCCTGGTAGGTGTTAATCCATTAGTAAGATAAGGGAAGATATAATTGTCTGGTTTATGATCAGTATTACCATACCTATTAATAATATCTTTCATTTCAGGTGTTATGATAGCTCTCAGTAGACGTTTTTTATTACCTTGTTTGATTGTTTTCTGTCTGTACCATTCGATGACATTGCCCTTTATATTCAAAAATTTGAATCGAAGTATGTCGTTAAGATTTGCACCGGCACAATAAAATGAGAAAACCCATAGATCTCTCCACTTTTCATCCTGAGGCATCATTGGATAATCAAAGACTTTAAATAATTGTTCTACTGATAATGCCAACTTTCTTCCCTCGCCTGTAGGAATCTCGTATTCCCTAAAGGGATATTGAGATTGTGAAATAATACCTTTTCTCATTCCATCATTGACAATGGCACGCAAGGCCCTTAAATTTATGCTGATTGTTGTTTCCTTCTTTTTTTCCTTCTCTAAATGTTTCTGATATTCTTTCAACCAGTCGGTCGTTAGCTCTGAAAATTTCAGGTCTTTTTTCCAATATTTTTCAATACTGTTTTTAGCACATCGGTACCAAACAGCAGAACCAATCCTCCCTTCTTCCTCCAGACGGGTAATCTTAACCTCAAATGTATCAAGAATACTGTCTGATGTACCTCCATTAATGCGCCTGGCAAGTCCATTAAGAGTAAATATTTCCTTCTGTATAACTTCTTCAATGGCATCTGTTATGCGCTTAAAACCATCCAAAATGAGTTTCTTTGTCTTTACAAGAAGCAAATCCCTGACTGAGCCATGCAGCCGGCTAAATTCTTCTTCAGATAAGTCCATACAGGGATAATAATGCTGCACTCGATTAAAGGTCACCCGGTATTTAACAGGAAATTGTCCTGATGCTTTAGGTCTCCTTAAATCAAGAATAATTGAAGCCGACACTTTTTCAAGTTGAAAGTTTTCCAGAGGTGATAAATCTAGTTTCATTCTGTATGTAAATTAATAAAAAGTACATGTCATTTGCATACAAAGATAGTAAATAAATATATATTAATATAAAACAATATAAAGAATTTATTAACAGAAGCCTGAATAAATGTGCGTTTCAGGATACTATTATAAATCAAGCAAAATTGATAAAAAGGTACTGTTTTTGCTTCCCAAGCTGAGGGTCGGGGGTTCGAATCCCCTTTCCCGCTCAAATGAAAAGGCTGTGCAACAGCCTTTTTGTGATTTATACAACCCGACTCAGGTTTACCTGAAGGAGGGGTGTATAAA